CGTGCGGGATTTCGGCTTACGATCCCCAAACCAAGTCGGCCAACCCGCATCCGAGGAAATCAACCACCACCTGGATCTCGGTGGTCGCGGCCGGTACGTCCAACCCGCGGTCGAAGTTGAAAAGGGTTTTCTTGGTCTTGATCTCTTGGATCCAAAGCTTCGAGATCTTGGTGCGTCCGAGTTCGTAGTCTTCGCTCTCGGCGTGCTCGGCGAAGACCAAGGCGTCGAATCGAACCGTGTCGTTGATCGTGCCTCGGACCCAAGCGCCACCGCAGGAGGTTCGTTTTTCGATCTTGGTGATGTTCAGGTCGAGGTCCGTTACGTCGATCTTGTTGTTTGCCATGTTTGTTTCTCCGTGTTGGAAAGGGTGGTGCGTCGATTCGCGATAACCAACATGAGCCATGCGGTTTGCAACACAGCAAGCAGGATTCGCATTCATTTCCAAAAATGTTTTCATGTTTCCAAAACATGCGAAAAAGCTCGCCCATTTCTGGGCGAGCTTCGCGCAGCATGCACATGTTTAGTTGTTGCCGGCGACGTCCCAGGCTCGCTTGGTTCCGTACCCGATCTGCCGGCCTTCGACGATGTAGAGAACCGAATCTTCGGTCGCATCGTCGTCATCATCCCCGTCTTCGCCGTCTTCATCGAAGTCGTTGATCTCGGCCCCCGATGCCAACCCGCATATGGTGTTTTCAAATGGCCAATTCTGCTGGGTCATCAAGCGAACCTCAGCCTCACCCCCGATCTCGTCGCGGTAGTCCTCGAGCCGTGCAATCAATTCGTCGATCGTCATGTTTGTTTCTCCCGTCTGGTTGGAAATGGATGTCTAAAGAACGTCTCAACACAGGAGCCATGCCGCTGCAAACACATCAAGCCGACATTCCCTGAATCTGCATGGAAACCCTGCGATTGTTTCCGATCCCTGGAAAACACCTACATCGCCACCGGTGCTATTGATCGTGCGATGGGTCCCCTAATGAAGACCTACCGGATCCAATCGCACGGTGGCGAACCTGATGCCCAACCTCGGGGGAAATCCCCCGAGGGGTTTGTTTGCGGTGACCTAGGCTGCTTGGTCGTACTTCTTGGCCATCTCCAAGAGCTTGTTCTTAATCGCTTTCCAATCGCGATCGGTTTCGCCGGTGATCTCGCCGAAGGCTTTGTTGCGAAGCTCACCCTTGTACCAACCTTTGGTCCAACCCAATCGGTAGAAGAGGCGGTTGAGTTCCGTCTCGCCAAAGCCGGCCCCCGGTCGATCCCAACAGCTCTTGGCTCCGTCTTTCTTGGTGTAGTCCCAATCCGCACATCGTTTGGTGTTCATCGCGAGCTCTGCCAACCCCAGGACCATCATCAAGTATCCGACCACCTTGGTCTTGTTGAGCGTTCCGGCGAAGGCCCGGAATTCGATTCGGTTCTTACCCGCTGCAAGGTGGGTGAGGTTCAGCAGGTGGTAGCGATCCGCTTCGCATCGGTTCTTCGCGGCGTCTTTGTCTCCGTATTGCTTGATCCGTTTGGTGTAGACCGTTTGTTCGCGTCGTCGGCTACCGGTGCTTGCGAAGATCGCTTTCTCGTGATTTCCGACCAGGGAAATCAATCTGGCCAAGGCGGCTGCATCACCGTTCCATTCGATCGTTATGTGCAGCCCGCAGCTTGCGTTGACCCGTGCGCCGTGCTCGTTGATCTTGTCGATCGCATCTTCGATTTGTTTGAGGCCTTCGTATCCCTTGAGCTTGGGACTTACGAATTCGCATCCCTTGCGGTTGGGTGCTTCGGGTTTGATGCTCGCGTCGCGTTCTGCTCGCCATCCGGTGGGGAGCCAAGGTACTTGGTGTCCGTGGTGGTATGGTCCGATCGGTGTGGTGTCGCTGTTTGGCAGGGTGGTCTCGAATTCGATTCCGAAGGCGATCTGGTTTGCGTTCATCTTTGTCTCTCCGTTTGGGTTGGGTGGGTCGGTCGTTTGCAATCGCTATTGCGTTTGCGTGTGACACATTCAGCCCTGCGGTTTGAAACACATCCAGCCGATAAAGCATGTTTTTCCCAGTCTTTCCGCATGTTTTCGGGTGCCCCCACAAACGCAACGGTTGGGGCTAAGTCGCGCGCGAAATCACGTTGGCCAAGGGGGCGCATGTTTCAGACAAACGCGCCGGTGGGGCCCGTGTGGGCCACGGTTGGAACGATCGAAGAAGGGAGTCGGATATGAGTGAGTCCAAAGGTCAGCTAGACCCAAATCGACTGACGATTGAGCAAGCTTCGAAGTTGCTTTCAGCAGCAACCAAAGTTCGGATACCCGAGGAGCTGATCGTCAAAGACATTGAGGAAGGTGCACCTCAAAACAACGACGGAACGATCAGTCTGGTGCACTATGCAGCTTGGATCGTAAAGGAGATGGGACGTGGCGAGTGACCCTAGACGACTAAGACCAAGTGAATTGTGTCGACTACTCAATTCGACATCACTAGGCGAGGTGATCAATGATCGACAGCTCCATCGTCACCGCACACGAGCGGGAAACCGAGTGGGGGACGGAAAGCACGTCGATTTGCTTCGATACATCGGATGGCTGGTTCAGACTAGACATGCACCTCGCCATGAGTCCGATGAAGACTCATACGAGCGAATGAAAGATCGCGCTCGCGCAAGGAACGCTGCTCTGGCTCTGGCTGGTCGAGACATTGGTGAATTACCACCAGTAGTGAATCCCGAAAGGAAAGCTCGTTGTGCGTTGGATTTTCAGTTCTTTTGCGAATCGTATTTCCCAAGGACATTCCATCTGGCATGGTCTGCTGATCATATCAAGGTGATGCAGCGTATCGAGCAAGCGGTTCTGCGAGGCGGTTTGTTTTCGATGGCGATGCCTCGCGGATCTGGGAAAACTACGATCTGCGAGTGCGCTTGCATTTGGGCGGTACTCAACGGCCATCGAGAGTTCGTGTGTCTGATCGGCAGCGATGAAGGACACGCGATGGATATGCTCGAATCGATCAAGATGGAACTCGATGGGAACGAACTGCTACTTGCCGATTACCCCGAAGTGGTGTTTCCGATCCAAGCCCTCGATGGGATCGCAAATCGATGCAATGGACAGCTCTATCAAGGAAATCGCACACATATTGGTTGGACAGCCAAAGAGGTCGTGCTGCCAACCATGCCTGGAAGCATCTCCAGCGGAGCGATTATCAAGGTCGCGGGTATCACCGGTCGGATTCGAGGTATGAAATACAAGCGTTCGGATGGGAAAACTGTTCGTCCGTCATTGGTTGTCCTCGATGATCCGCAAACAGATGAATCAGCCAGGTCCCTTTCCCAGTGCGCAACGCGAGAGAGCATTTTGGCGGGCGCAGTCCTTGGGTTGGCGGGTCCCGGAAACAAAATCTCCGGCATCATGCCATGTACGGTGATTCGTCCGAACGACATGGCAGACAATATTCTCTCGCGAGACAAACATCCTGAGTGGAATGGGGAACGAACACGTATGGTGTATTCATTCCCCATCAATGAAACACTTTGGAAGCGCTACGCCGAACTTCGAGCCGAGAGCATGAGGGAAGGTCATGGGGGTGAGGCTGCCACGGAATTCTATCGAAACAATCGAGACGCCATGGATGAAGGATGCGTTATCGCATGGCCCCAGCGATTCAATCACGACGAAGAGTCGGCGATTCAGCACGCGATGAACTTGAAGCTGCAAGACGAAGCTGCTTTCTTTGCCGAGTACCAGAACGAGCCATTGCCGGAGGTTCAAGCAGCAGACAATGAACTCACCGCCGATCAAATTGCAGCCAAGACCAACCGGATTGAGCGCGGTGAAATACCCGTGGGTTGCAACCACGTTTCGATGTTCATCGACGTACAAGCAAACTTGCTGTTCTATCTTGTGGCATCCTGGGAGGATGATTTCACTGGGTATGTGGTCGACTATGGTACATGGCCAGACCAACATCGACCGTACTTCACGCTGCGGGACGCTCGGCTCACACTCGCAGCGGCAACAAAGAGCAATGGAATCGAAGGTGCGATCTTCGCAGGTCTTGAGTCTCTGACCGGGGATTTGCTCTGTCGCGAATGGAGACGCGACGATGGTGCATTCCTTCGCGTCGATCGGTGCCTGATCGATGCCAACTGGGGATCATCGACCGATGTGATCTATCAATTCTGTCGGCAATCGGCCCATGCGGGGATCGTGATGCCAAGCCACGGTCGGTTCGTAGGTGCATCCAGCCAACCATTCTCCGAGTACAAACGACGACCAGGAGATCGCGTTGGGCACAACTGGCGTATTCCCAATGTCCATGGAAAGCGTGCTGTAAGGCACGTTGTCTATGACACAAACTATTGGAAATCCTTTGTGCATGCTCGGCTCGCGGTTCCGATGGGAGATCGCGGTTGTCTTTCCCTCTTTGGTCAATCACCTGAATCACATCGCTTGCTTGCCGAACAACTGACAAGTGAATATCGGGTGAAAACCGAAGGGAGAGGTCGGACGGTCGATGAGTGGAAGCTTCGCCCTGAGCGAGGTGACAACCACTGGTTTGACTGTCTGGTTGGATCAGCAGTCGCAGCATCTATGCAAGGCGCGGCATTGCTCGGCATGGATCCGGTCAATCACAAGCGACGCGAACGAGTTAGTTTCGCCGAGTTGCAAAGAAGGAATCGGCAATGACAAGCAATCAAGGTAACCGCTCGGTTCGTGTTGTAGGCATCCAATGTCCTAAGTGTGGATGTCGACACTTTTTCACGACACACACTGAACCCCTTCGCGATGGTCGGATACGTCGTCGCAAGCGATGTCGGCATTGCGATCGAAAAATCATTACCTATGAGGTTACGCAGCATTCTGGTGCCGCTGCAAATCGCTAGATGTAGCACATACACACGAAATCTAGATTTTATTCCGCCACTTCGCTTAGCCATCCGGTAGGTCCAACAGTAGGTAACCACGTTTCACCTACATCTTGGGGGCGAGGAAATTGGCTGAGAACTTAGAAGAAACCATTCGCACCAATGCGGAAGGTCCAGCTAAAGCATCCGGTGATGCCGGCAGTGTCGAGCAGCATAAGCTGACCGACCAGATCGAAGCCGATCGTTATCTCGCCTCTAAGCAAGCTGCGAAGTCAAAACGCCGTGGTTTGGTCTTCAACAAAATCGTTCCACCGGGGGCCGAGTAACCGTGTTGTCCTGGATTTCTAACTGGTGGTCACCGAAGCTCGTGCGGGGGCGCAAGCCAATTGTCCCTCCCCTAAAGCTGGCTGTACGCGCACGCTACGACGCTGCGGTGACCACCGACGATAACAGACGCCATTGGGCTAACGCCGATGGGCTCTCGCCCAACGCATCCAATAGCGCCGAAGTTCGACGGATCCTTCGGAACCGGGCTCGGTATGAAACAGCCAACAACTCGTATGCCCGAGGGATCGTCCTGACCCTCGCGCACGATGTCGTCGGTACCGGCCCCCGGTTGCAAATGCTTACCGCTGACTCAGATGCCAATAGACGTATCGAGCATGCCTTCATGATGTGGGCACGCTCTGTGCATCTTGCTGAGAAACTACGCACGATGCGGATGGCTCGCGCCACGGATGGCGAATCTTTCGCAGTTTTAACAAACAATCCCCGCCTCAATACGGAGGTCCAGCTTGACCTCCGCCTCATCGAGGCCGACCAGGTCACGACGCCCGATCTTGACAGACTTTCCACTGTAGCCGTGGATGGGATCGTATTTGATGGTTCCGGAAACCCCATCGAATACCACATTCTCCGCAATCATCCAGGTGATAGCTTTTACTCGGCACGCAGCGACTACGAACGAATCCCAGCCTCGAGTGTTCTTCATTGGTTCCGAGCGGATCGACCAGGACAGACTCGTGGCGTTCCGGACATCATGCCGGCACTTCCCCTGTTTGCACAACTTCGCCGGTTCACCTTGGCGGTACTTTCAGCCGCAGAGACCGCAGCAGACTTTGCTGGGATCCTCTATACCGATGCGCCAGCCAACGGTGAGGCCGATGCGGCCGAGCCATTTGAACCGATCGAACTCGAGAAGCGCACCCTTGTTACTATGCCAGGTGGATGGAAGATGGCTCAGCTTCAGGCTGAGCAGCCCGCGACGACTTATAAAGAGTTTAAGCAAGAGCTACTGAATGAGATTGCACGATGCTTAAACATGCCACTGAATATCGCATTATGCAATAGTTCGCAGTATAACTATGCATCAGGTAGGCTCGATCACCAGACATATTACAAGGCAATCCGGGTCGACCAGTCGCATCTAGAGCGAGTCGTACTTGATCGCATCCTTGCAGCATGGCTTGATGAAGCTGCTCTCTTACCCGACTTGCTTCCAACGGGACTAGGTCCCTTTGCTCAGTGGCCACATCAATGGTTCTGGGATGGGCACGAACACGTCGATCCCGCGAAGGAAGCCTCTGCACAAGCCACTCGCCTGACCAGTTACACCACAACGCTCGCGGATGAATACGCCAAGCGAGGGCAAGACTGGGAAACACAGCTTCGCCAGCGAGCGAAGGAAATCGCACTCATGTCGGAGCTTGGTCTAGCTGCCGAGACAGTCACTCCTACTACCAATCAGGAAAACACCGATGTCCAAGACGAGGAAGTCCCAGCCGATGACGCTTAAACCCCAGCAAACCCAAAGCCAACTGAGTATCTCGGCAACTGCGGTGTTCGACATCGATGCCTCTGCCGATGGCACTGCTCCGGCAGCGCTGCCCAAGTTCCGCATGGTCGCCTACACCGGTGGCCCAATGCGTGTATCGGGTTGGCGTTACCCCGTGATCATCGATCTGGCTGGTATGTCGATCCCTTCGCAATCCAGACCGATTCGCTTTGGACACGATCCGCTCTCGGGTGTCGGACACACCGATGCGATCCGAGTCGAAAGCGGCCAACTGATCGCCACTGGCGTTGTCTCGCGGGATACCCCCGCAGCACGCGAGGTTGTGGTTAGTTCCAAGAACGGATTCCCCTGGCAAGCCTCGGTGGGTGCCGGTGTGGATGAATTCGAATTCGTCAAAGAAGGTCAGAAGGTAACCGTCAACGGAACGCAATATAGCGGACCGGTGAATATCGTCCGAAAGTCCTCCCTTGGTGAAATCAGCTTTGTAGACCTTGGTGCCGACGGAGCAACCAGCGCGAGTGTCGCAGCTCAGGCATCTTCAAACTCTGGAGAACCAAACATGGACGATCCGCAAACCCCAGTTCAAGACGATGCAAACACGACTCCGACCACTCCGGTTGTTCCGAATCAGGCAACCCCAGAACCGGTGACAACGCAATCGGAAGTCACTGCGGCTATTGAAGCCATGCGATCGGCGCATGCAGCCGAACTGGAACGCATTGCTGGAATTCGTAAGATCTACAGCGGTGTGCTGCCTCAGCTCGAAGCTCAGGCAATCCGTGAGGGTTGGACGCTGGAGAGGGCCGAGCTCGCGAAAATCCGTGGCAGCCGACCTGAGGTTCCCGCGATCCACGTCCAGCAAAACACCATCAACGCTCCGGTCTTGGAAGCGGCTTGTTACCTCGCAGCCAATCTCTCAAATGTCGAGGAGATTGCCGACGAGCCATCACTGGAACTTGCAACACGTCGGTTCCGAGGGGGGATCGGACTTCAAGAACTACTGCTCGAGGCAGCTTGGGCGAATGGCTACTCGGGTCGAAACTTCCGAGACCATCGCGCGGTGATGCGAGCGGCCTTTGGAAATTCCATCGAAGCCAGCTCGGTAAGCAACATCGACATCAGTGGCATTCTTTCGAATGTCGCTAACAAGTTCCTCTTGGATGGTTTCTTCAGCGTTGAGCGAACGTGGCGAAACATCTGTGCGGTGCGCAACGTTTCGGACTTCAAGACCGTGACGAGCTACCGACTGATCGGGAAGGACCAATACGAATTGGTCGCTCCGGGTGGTGAGCTCAAGCACGGAAACCTCGGTAGCGAAAGCTACACCAATCGAGCCGACACCTACGGATTGATGATGGCCGTCGACCGGCGCGACATCATCAACGACGACCTGGGTGCGATCACTACGGTGCCAAGGAAACTCGGTCGTGGCTCGGGTCTGAAGATCAATGATGTCTTTTGGACCGTTTTTCTAGCCAACTCAGGGTTGTTCACGGTAGGAAACAAAAATTTCCTGTCGGGGACCGACACGGTCCTCTCCATTGATGGATTGACCAAGGCCGAAGTTGCCTACTACGATCTGGTCGATTCCGATGGCAAGCCGATCGGGACCATGCCTGCGATCATGCTCGTGCCAACCGCATTGTCGGCGATCGGATCGCAACTCTATAAGTCGCTGGAGATGCGTGATAGCACGGCCAATGCTCGTGTTCCGATCACCAACCCGCACGTGGGTAAGTTCCGCGTGGAAGTCAGCCGGTACCTAGCCAACGCCCTCTACACCGGCAACTCGTCGAAGGCTTGGTACCTGATGACCGATCCGAACGACCTGCCTCTGATCGAGGTAGCGTTCCTCAACGGTCAAGAAGCTCCAACCATCGAAACCGCCGATGCGGACTTCAACGTGCTAGGCGTTCAGATGCGTGGCTATCACGACTTCGGTGTCGCGCTTCAAGATCCACGTGCAGCCATCAAGTGCAAGGGCGAAGCATAAGCCTCGCCCAGCACGTCTTTCCAAGTTTCATTCGATCCATCAGTTGAGGTTTAGCTCACTATGCCACAGGCAACGTTCATTCAAGAAGGTCATTACATCGATCACACCCCAGTTAGCGCTTTGGCGTCTGGGGATGTGGTTGTCCAAGGGGACTTGGTCGGCGTTACGGTTCGCCCCCTGGCAGCCGGTGAGGTCGGCTCGATTGCAGTCGATGGTGTTTTTGATTTCACGAAGAACACCGGGGTCGCCTTCACGGTCGGCTCCATTCTTTACTGGGACGACACCAACAACGTCGTGACCACGACTTCGG